TCAGATGTAGAATCTACAGATAACTTAGATAGAGTTAGATCGATGTAGTAACGATGCGCACCTGGAGCAGCAAAGTTGTAGCTATTCTGTGCGTTATCTAGTAAAGTCTCGTCTTCTTCTGGAGTTACGATAGATTCAGTTACAGTTAGACCAACACGGTAAGATGGAGTATTTGTATATTTGTCCAGAACGATTGCTTGTTCTTCAACTAAGCAAAAGTGGTTATTAACATAGTAAACACCACGTTGGATTGTAGCGATAGAACCTTTACCAACAGCGTCAGACGCAGCAGCTTGGAAAGAATATGTTCCATCGAGAGTTGTGATAACCTCAGAATCGGAGAAAGTCTGAGTTGCATTATCAGAACCAGTTGTAGTATAACGAACGTACAATGTAGTTGGGTCTGTATTTTCAGCGTCTTGTGCTACGATAACTTGGGCAGTGACACCAGAAGAACCAACAATAGTCATACCCTTTAGGGCAGCGACGAATGTTTGGACAGCAACACCGTTATAACTCGATTGCAGTTTAACGAAGTCTGCACCCTTTCCAGGCTGTGTTACAGATTCAATAGATGCTTGTCCAGGGATAACCATCGCACCCTGTTTGAACACAGCATCGCCGTGACGAGAAATCTGCTTCTGCAGAAGCGTTTGCATCTGAGTAAGTTCACGAGCCTGAACAGCAAACGATGGGCGATACAGAATACGGTAGAACTTCTTGTTCTCGTCGTAATCATCATTATACGGTTCGGTATTGAAATCGATCATTCTTTTACTCTTCTTAAAATGTTATTCTTTATTTATTAGAATCTGATAACAGTTCTTAGCGTAACTGTCTGGTCTGCGGTTGGAGTGAATGCTTGCTTATTATCAATAAACAAGATGTGACCAGAATACTTATCAGCTGTAGGTGCTGTTACACCAGATGCGGTGAATGTTACACCATCGGGATTAACGAAAACCGTGCCAACAACTGGTGTATAGTTATCTAAAGATTGCAGTAGCATACCAGTAGTAGTCAATGATACGATACGGAAA